AGCGGCACTTTACTTAGACGGTTGTAAAGCACTGGATTTACCTGCTGATAAGTTTAATTTTCTTGCTCAAGCTAAGACAGACCCTTTTCCCTACGCTATTTATACTTTGTCTACTGAGGCCATAGGCTATGCAAGGGCTAAAAATGAACAAGCCCTAGCCATGATATTAGATTGTGAGAAATCTGGTAATTTTATGCCGTTTAACCTAGACGGGGTGCAGACAGTAGAGTTGACTGATTTATATTAAAAAAAAGGTGGCTAATGCCACCTTCTTTTTTTGCTTTCTCCTTACTTTCTGAAATAAACTTTTTTAGCGTTGTCAAAAGACAATTTATTAAGCATAACAGGATTTACCATTTTCTCGTTTTTAGCGATAGCGTTAGCAACACCACCAATAACTTCTGCCTTACCCATGCCTTTATATTTAGAAAATTTCCATTGGTAAACCTCACCCTCTTCACAATTATCATCCATAACGATAACGCTTTTATTGAGTAAGTTTTTAAGGTGTTTATTGTCTAAGAACTCAGTAACTAAATTAGATATGTGAAATTCTAAACTTGTTTCTCTGAGTTCGTATTTTCCATTTGGGTCAAATTTAGGGTGTCCCTCTAAATATGGTTGCTCAAACATTTTCCACTTTGGTAAGTTTTTTCTGCACCACTCATCTAACTCTCTTTCGGTTTTCATATCGAAGTCATAGTCGTGGCAACCGCCAGTCCCTCTGTTAGAAACTCTACCAACCTTTTTACCGTCTACATAAAGACTAGCCTCAAAGCAATATGTTTCTTCACTCATGCTTTCGTAGTGTTTTACATTTTTTAATGTTATTTCTTTTTTATTGTTATTCATATTTTTACCTTTTTTATTATGTAGAAATCATTTTCTACATACATATATTAGCAAATGTGTAGCATTTTGCAAGTATTTATACATATTTATACACATTATTTTAAAGGATAGATTCGCATAAATTAAGAACTCTTTGTTTGTTGGTTAGCCAAAACACCAATAAATATCTGTCGCCAGAACCAACGGGTAAGCCTTTATGCAAATGAGTAAAGCTAGGAAATATCAAAGCATGTCCAGTAGGTAAGGGTTTGATAGCACCATGGTTATGAAACTCTGTGCCACCGCCTTCATATTGACCTGTATTAAGAGGAACAACCACACTTATATCGGCAGTTTCGTCGTGGTGCCAAGCACCTTGTTTTTTGTCTTTTAAGTTGTAATTGGCTATCTGTATGCTCACAGGATCTTTACAGCTCCTTTGCCAAATGGCCATAAATATAGGATTTAATATAGTTTGCACAACAAACCACATGTTCCGATACAGTTCTGGACACTCTTGTTGTAAAACTATTTCAGGTATTTGCCTCAGCTGATCCTCTTCCTCATTACCAGCAAAGCCGATTTCTTTTCTCATGTGTTCGATTTCTTGGATTAAAAGTTTGCAAAAGTGTCGTCGAAACAATGGTATTTTGTAAACCTCTGGAAATATTTTTTTAGCCATGCCATGCACAGCAGTCTTATCCATTTTTTCTGTGCCAGCGGCCGAATGATATTTAGCCACAACAGGTATTGTTTCTTGCACCGCGTCATAAGTTGCCTGGTTTATCATCCAATGCGATTGCATGCTGAGTAGGTAGTTTTTTAATTGATACATGTGAAATTATTTTATCATACATTTTTTAATAACTAATTGTATATATGTGCAAAAGAGTATAAACTCTACTGCATGGAAACTATAATTGACAACACAAAGACAAGGAAAAGTTTAGCAGTAGACGTAAAGACGTATGAACTCTTACAAGATATTTGCTCCAAGGAACGCAGGTCCAAGATAGATCAACTCAAAGTTCTTATCGAAAAAGAACATGAAAGGTTGCACAATCTTGGTGTTGATTCCAATGTTTAAAAATATCATGTCTAACAAAAGCACTCCACAGTCTTACAAGCCTGTCGTTGAGGCGCCAGAAGTGATAGAATTGTTTAGTCGCACGACCTTACATCAACAAGCCGCTCTACTGCGCCTTATATCTAGGAATTTAGAAATAAATCTAAACGGCAAATCTCACATGGGATATGAACTCGATTACGAAGTGGTCGGGGCTTTGATACAAGCAACAGAATCACAAGAATAGTCGCGGTTAGGTACAACATTTCCAGCCTTACCTCTTAAACTTTAGGGCGTAGTTTGCGACGAAACGCTCTACTTATCCCAAACCTGCAATACCGCTACTTCTCATAGCTATTTCACGGTCTGCCTCGTCTGGTAGTATGGTAGGTGATAAAGTTTGTTGTAAGTTTAAATTTGGGCTCTGCACGTCAAACATCTGTTCATTCATTTGTGGTATTACAAAATTATCAATTGAGCTTTGTAAATTATCTGGCGTTGGTTCAACTTGTAATGGACCGAAACTCGGCTCATCTCTTTCTTCTTGTAATTGTTCATTTAGTCTAGCCTCGTTTTGATTAAATACCTCATCTAATGCCTCTACACCACCTCTCGATAGTGTTTGTGTGTAGTAATACATCTTTGGATTAATCTTATCAAAGTATCTTCTAAGTTCTACAGCGGCATCTGGGTTTATCAAAGCCTCTATAAGCGTGTCCTCATAAGCCTCTTTTTGCTTACTAATGATGTTTTGCCCTATATCATCAAAGCCTTTGGCTATAATCCTAGATGGCAAGTTAAACGCCCCTCTAATTACCTCACCAACCTTAGATCCAAACTTTTTGCCTTCTTGTGCCATGATTCTTTCCATGGCTTGAAAAGATTGTGTCGGCGATGCTGATTGTGTGGCCACATAACTAACTGACTGCATAATTTCTGCTAAATCTACAAAATTAGCTAATTCATCTGGTTCAAACATAGCCTCTAATATTTTGGCTTTTTTTCCTCTTGCTTGATATTGACCCACTTCTGCGGCAAGTTGATCCAGTTCAGCGGCCGTAGGTGGTATGTCAAGACCGCTTGGCGTCGTTTTTGGTTTTAAACCAGGGAAAGCTCTATCGACCTGTCTGATACCCAATTTAGTTAAAAATTTATTAGATGCGCCTAATGGATTGACAGTTCCAGCAATCGCATCATCAAACTGTGTCATTAACCAAGTACCTTTTAGGTTTTGCCATGCTTGAGCTCCAGATTGTGTTACGCCGTCTGCATCAACAAATTCTGCCTGTAAAACTCTTTTGAGATCTTTAATTTCTTTAGGCGATATTGATCCGTTGAATAGCTTTTGCGTTAAACGTCCAGCTTGAGCTCCGCCTTTCTCAACGGCTTCTGCCAACTGTCTAACGACACTTCTTTCTAATTGTTGTAAGTGTCCTTTAGTTGGGTCGTAAACTGCCGTCGCTTTTCTGTATAAATCATTTCCAGCTTTTAATCTTTCTGACACTTGATTACGGTACAAAGTGACTTCTCTTTTGATGTATTTTTGTCCGTCTTTGGTAAGACCTTCTAACAAAGGAGTAAAGTCTTGCGTCAAACTATCATGCAAATCCTTTGTACTGGTTTTGTATTGTCCTGTGTTTAAATCAGTTAGGGAGTCTTTAACCTTAGTCAGAGCATCCCGTAAAGGTCCTTTAACATTTTTATCTGCCAACTTATCGTCTAATGCCTTGCCTATATCAGATACATCAAAAGCCATATCTATCTCAAACGCATCGTCGTAAATTTTTCCTGCTCTTACCTTTCTTCTTTCTAAACTTTCTTTTAAGAAAGCCTCTGCCGCCTCTGCAACATCCATAGATGCGTCTAAGGACTCTTTGCCAGTCAGTTTATTTTTTACGCCATCCCTAACGTATTTTCCGCTAAATAGTTCGTTAAAAAAACCCTCTGCGGCTTCCTCTACTTGTGCGTTCCTAGTATGGTAAAAGTCCCACAGCTTGTCAGCTCTGGGTTGCATTTGTAAATATTTTTGTATTTGTGATGCGTTTGTAACCATGCCTTGTGCCTCGGCTCTAGTTATATCTATTCCGTATTTTTCTTTGGCGTAAGCTATTTTTTGATCGGCGGTTTTTCCACCAGACTCTAATATATCCTTTAAAGAGTTCCTACCATCGGCACCTGGAAAACGACTAATGATACCATCTGCAAACTTACCAAAACTTTTTGATGGAGCCCCAAAAGGAATAGCACCGAAAGCGGTGCTTACCTGCAAATCTTTGGTTGCTTTTTCAACATTCAAAGGTGGACCGTCTAACATATAAGATAAACCTTCTCTAGTACCATACATAACAGAACCACCAAAAGCCGTGCCACCAGCTCCACCAGCCGCGGCACCAGGACCGCCAGCTGTAACTCCACCAATCATCAACCCAGCAGTTCCAAAACCTACCTCAGATGCAAACTGCAAGGCAGGAAAAACGTTACCAAATAT